GCAACCTGCGGTAAGGGGTTAGCAGCAGTTCCACGTCAGGGTCCACAAACTTCGACACCCTGATGGCACCCATGTCGCCGAACGAGATGACCCCCGCAGGCGAGGAGAACCGCGTGTAAATGCGCTGCGCGTGCAGGATGGTCGCAATCTTCACCGGATCAGGAACAGCAGGCCAGCCGAACGTCCCCTCAACACGGACGGTCGCACGCCCGCCCCAGGTAGGCCAGTATCCGTCCTCGACGGGGATGATGCGGAAGTAGGGGAACGCGATGCCGTCTGCGGTGCCACGCACCGGCTCCAACTGGTAGTCGACATCCTTCGTCAGCGTCGTCGCAAACGAGTAGTCAAGGTCGTCGTCAATCTTGATGGACTCCACCGACGTGACATCGTCAACGTAAAGCGGCTCGAACCGGCCTGACGGGACGAAATCGCGAGAAGCGGTGCCGGAGGCGACGGTGAACGACCGCTGGCAGTATCCGTCGACCCAGCGGGAGGCGGCGTCAATGGACTGGTTCAGCAGCGCGTTGTCAATGTCGTCCGTGATACGCATTGCTGCTTTGAGTTCGTCCAGCGTGCAGTAGTCAGCCATCAGGAACCTCCGGGCACGCTCAGTCTACAGTCCGATGCGCGAGCAACGCCCGCCCATACTCCTCGTCCGACCACGACAGCACCTCAGCCGGAACGCCAGCAGCCCCAACCACTCCGGCGTCAAACAGGTTCTTCACGACACGCCGGTTCACCATCGGATTGTGACGCAGGATTCCCGGCATCGGATTCGTGGCGTCCTCGTCCGCATAGTCCCTGCCGACCGCGTAGAACGTCGCACCCGTAATCGTCACCCGTGCCCCGCCCGTCAGGAGGTCGAGCATCGCCCCCGGCACCATGTTCAGAAAGCCCCCCACGAACAGCGGCCTGCTATCCCACAGCACCCTCCCGTTCGACATCCCCGAAGACTCGCCACCCTTCGACACCATCGCCACCCTCACCTGCGACTTGTCCACCCGAGGCCAATACTCGTGATTGCAATAACCGATATCACACGACTGGTCCGGCTCCACACCCCGCAGAATGCGCGCCACCAAATCAGCCTGGACCGGCACGAAGTCCGCAGGCCCGCGCAGTTCCACCGTGATCCCATCAAGCCTGCCGCCCCAACGGTCCTCCGGCTTCTTTCCCGCTTCGCCGTGCGACCACCACCACAGATAAGCGCCCACGACCGGTTCGCCGTCCCACTCGGACACGGCCCTGCCGAGGTTCCCGCGCATGACGCCCGTGTTGGGCAGGTCAAGCATCGTTCAGTCTTCCGTAGTCCGAACGGAACTTGGTGCCTCCGCAGCGCAGGTTCGCCCACGGTAGGACGGTCACGAACTCCGTGCCGTACATGGCGCGCAGCCTGTTCGCTATCGGCTGCGTCTGCCGGGACATTCCCTCAATCGGACCCGCACCGTTCGGGTTGTAATCCGGCAGGTTTGTGGCATCGCCAAACGACCCGCCCGACACGCCGACCATGAACACGGTACGAGCGCCCAACCGTGCCGCGAAATGCATCGCCGACCCGAGCGTCGACCATGACACAAGCAGTTTGCGTTCGTCATCGGGAACGTCAAACGAGGCGTCGAAACGGTCAACCTTGTTCGTCCAATGGTCGAACACGACGACATTCGGGCCGACCACACCGGCCTCGGGAAGCCGATGGTCACCGCTCGGATACTTCGACACCACATGCACAGTCTGCGGAACCTCAGCAGCCTGCTTCTGCACCCAACCGCCGTCCCCGTCGGCCTTCGTCACGCAGTAACGGCACGGAATGTGACGTGGCACCGCATTCACCCCGACAACTGTCCGCCCTTCCCAAAAGCCGTCAGGGAACATCGCCACCGAAGCGTCCGAACCGACCACCCACACGTCCTCACCCGCATGAGCACCGTCAAAGTCTGTCACGTCCACGACTGTCGCCTCCACCGGAACGGGTCAAAGCCCCCATGCCTGCCCGACTCGAACAGCACACGGTTCGCATGAAACGACCGCGAGTTCGCCTCCTCAAAGCCCGCACCAGGCGTGTGCAACGTCGAACTGTTCTCATGCAGCACCGCAGGACCGCGACGCACCGCCACCCCACCATCCTCGCACCGCCGCTCATACTCCTTGTCCTCATAGAACGCCGGGTAATAGCCCTCGTCAAACAGGCCCAACTCCGACACCACCCCCATGCCGATAGTGAACGCACACCAATGAGGCCACGTCTCCGACACGACCAGCCGGTCCTCCCCCGACTCGGCAGCAAACCTGTCCAACGCCCCGGCAGGCCACAGCACATCATCAGAACAGATAAGCACGAACGGCTCACGATGCGCCATCCTGATGGCAAGGTTCCACGACGCAGCCACACCAAGGTTTGACGGCATAATCAGCAGCGTCGACTCCTCCCACGGGCCGTCCGGCAGTTCGACGCCACGGCCCGAGTTGTCAATGACGATCAGGTGGGACACCGGCCCGTCGACCGTGTCGAGCATCTGCACGAGCCGGTCGTGGCGGGTCAGCGTCGGCACGACCATCATCATGGCAGCGTCTCCAGCAGCGGCACCCACCCCTCGGCGAACACTTTGTCGGCAGCGAACTGGCGTGCGAACTCAACCGCCTGGTCGGAATGCCCGCCACCCTGCGCGTGCGCCCACTCCAAGCCTTCCACGATAGACGCGACGATGGGGGTGCAGAACCATGCGCCCTGCGTCGGATTCCATTGCGGCTGCACCTCAACCTTGAACCCATCCCCGACAAGTTCCGGCTGCGCGGAGAAGTCCGACACGACAACCCGCGTGCCGCACGCCTGAGCCTCCAGCACCGGAAGGCCGAACCCCTCACCGGCAGAGGCGGACAGCAGCACGTCCGACCGCGTGTAAATCTGCGCCATCACGTCGTCCGGCACGCCCATCCGGTGGTCGTACTGGTCGGCGAACACGACCTGCTCCGGCGGAATGCCACACGCCTTCACCAGCGCTACCAAATCGATACCGTGCTGCGGGCGGGCCTCGGTATGCAGGTACAGGAGCGCTTCGGGATGGTTCTGCGCAAACATGGCAAACGCCAGCAGGTTCTCCCCCCACGCCTTCCGCGACGGCAGCACACCCTTGTTCGCGTTCGGAATGGTGACGACGAACCGTCCGGGCCACGGGTCGTCAGACTCGGCAGGCTTCCAATGCTTCTCCAAAGCGTGCGGGATGAACACGGACTCGACCCCGGCACGCTCCATCGCCTGCTGCCCATGCTGCGACATCGCAATCGGCGTCACGTTCTCACGCTGGACCCACGACAGCACCGCAGGTGGCACGTTCATGTGGTCGATTGGCACCCACGACATGATGCGCGGAATCTGCCCGAACACGGGAGCCTTCAACGTCCACACGTCGAACAGCGTCACCATCACCGCAGGATCGTCCGACTGGGCGACGAAATGCTGCCAATGCGAACCGACGATGTCCTGCGAGTAGCCGTCATACCCCTGCGGATAGACAGGCAGCCCGTTCCACTTGCCCATCGTCAACTGCTGTCCGAAGTTCGCGGCGACAGCAACGTCGTGACCGCGCTTCTTCAGACGGCGAACGACTTGCGCCGATTGGGTGCCATAGCCCGTAGGGGCCGCTGGGCTGTTGGAGAACCAAAAGATGCGAGGACTACGCGCAGGCTTTCCCACATTCGTCTCACTTGTCTAGCGCAGGCGGCGCAGGGTGCGGGGGCGGGCCAGCCCTGCGCTGCTAGCCCGCCCCCGACCCTACATCAGGCCGCGTTGCCGATGAAGTGCTTCACGGCGTCCGACCCACCGCCACCGAGCGCACCGTCAAGACGGATGCTGGCCCGGAAGGTGATGAGGTCGTTCGCGAACGCGTAGTCGTCGCTGCGCGCAACCTCGATGCCGGTGCCGACGATGCGCGTGTGGTACGCGCCGAGGTCACCGAACAGGACGGACTTCGCAGCCGAGCCGACCGACGCGATGTCCGGGTTCTCGTAGATGGAGTACCCGAGCAGCGTGTCCGGCCCCTGCGCGTTCACCGCGTAGATGAAGTTGCCCGCCGTGTCCTGAAGCGAACGAACCTTGCCGAGCGTGGCGCGGTTCATCATCCAACCAGCCTTCGGACGACGCGCGTAGGCCGAGTCGACGGAGTGCGCGAGGTCCACGAGGTCCGTGAACGTGAACGCACCCGTGACGCCGGTGCCACCCGTCTTACCAAGGCCGGAACCGGGGACGATCCCGGCAGGCTCGACGGTGCCGGTGCCCAGCGTCAGCGCGTAGTTGACGGCGGTGCCGATGGCGACCGCGAACTGGTCCGACAGGTAGCCGACGAGGTCGACACCCGACTCGTTCAGCAGTTCCGCAGACACCTGAACCAGCGCGCCGAACTTGTGAGCGCGGAGGGTGAGGGTCGTGAACTGCGGGTCCGACTCGGCGAAGACAGCAGCCTCAGCGGTCGCCGTCGCAGCCGAACGGCTGGACTCAACCGGAACCTTGATGTCGTTGCCCGACTCGGTGCGGAGAACCGTGACGGCCTCCTCCATGGTCATCGGGCCGGCATATTCGAGTTTGCGCTGGAGGGTGCTGTAGAAATCCTGCGGAACGACCTCGGGGCCGTCGCCCGCCACGTTGGTGACGAGGTCGCGACGCTCGAAGTTGACCCGACGAACGTCACCAGCGACGAGGGCGCGAATCAGGTCCGCGTCCGACTGGGCGCGCTCGGGACGCTCGGCAGGCTCGGGAAGACGCATCTCCGCAGCGCGAGCCTCGCGCTCCAGGTCAGCCTTCATGGACTCGATGACAGCAGCGCGCTGGTCGAGTTCGGCGTTGAGCCGGTCGTACTTCTCCGACTCCTCGGCGGTCAGGTCACGGGACTCGCTAGCAGCGGTGTCAAGAAGGCTCTTGGCCTCCTCCCACACGCGACCGCGCTCCTCGGCCTGTCGCTTGATGTACTCGTGCATGTCGTGTCCTTTCACGGACGTAAGTGTGTGTGTTCTTGTGCCGTCCCGTGAAAGGGCGTGGCAATCCCGTGGTTAGGGCGTATGCGTAAAAGGTTACCGACCGTGTGGACAGCGAAAGGTCAGAACACCTTCTTCGCAAGCAGGTCAGTCTGCTTCGCCTTCAGCCCGAGCAGGTCCGGCTCCGGCTCAGGCTTCGCCGACTCAACAATCCGCGCTAGCGCCTCAACCTTCTCCGCATCGACCTGCTCACCCGACGCGAGCGCCTCCAGCGTCTCCGACAGGTCATCCACCGCCATGCCCGTCCGCTCAGACAGCGCCGACAGCGAACGAACCGCAGCAGCAGTCGCCTCATACGCCGGGAAACCAGTAACCACGCTCACCTCATGCAGGGCAATCTCGCGCAGTTCCCGAGTCTGCCCGTCCTCCGACCACCGATCCCCGCCACGCGGAACCGTGAACCCGAACGACATCTTGTCCACCACGCCCGTGCGAAGCAGTTCGCGAAGGTCGTTCCCTGCGGTCGTGTTCGGCAGGTCAGCCTCGACACGCAGTCCCTTGTCGTCCTCGACCAGCCGGAGACTGCCGGAACGCTTGGATGCCAGCACCATGTCCGAGTTGTGATTCACATATAGGCGAATGTCACGGCGACGGTTCCGCAGCGACTTCGCAAACGCGCCAGGGAGGATGCGTTCGGTGAACGGGAGCGGCTGGGAGTCGGAGTTGAACACGGCGGCATAGCCGACGAACGTGTTCCCATCCCCTTCGGCGCGAATCTCGCCGTCGAGGGAACGGAACTCGACGCCTGAACCTTCCGTCCGAGGCTTCACGGGCGTAATCTCCATCCCAGCACTCCTGTCCGCTTTCACCTGTTCCGACTTCCGGTCGAACCATGCGACCGCATCATCGTAGCGACTGCCGGTCGGAATACCCCAAAGCAGATGGGCAACCGCACCCGGCGTCGGATAACCGTCCTCGTCAGGACGCGCACCGTCCGCGTCCAAATCTGCACGGTGCCGTGCCGCCCACGCGGACACACGCACGACCTTGTCCTCGGAAATCTCGCCGCGTGCCATCAGCGTCGCCTCACGCACAGTCTGCGCCGTCACCCCATCACCCGACAAACCCTCGTCGTGGTAGGCAAGCCCCTGCGCGGCAGCATCACGAATGTATTCGGGGATCGTCAGGTCAACCTGCCGTTCACCGACATACTCCGACCCCTCGGCGAGCGCGATAGCAACCGCCTGGTCAATGGCTTCCTGCTTGGTCGCATGACAGCCCATGACCTCACCATCATCCTTGACGGTGGCCCAGCCGTCGCAGCCTTCTGCCGTGTCGCTGATGAAGTACGGCATCAGAACTGCTTCGTGATAGCCAGCCACGAAAGGTTGTGGCCCGTCTTAGTCGACACCGCCCAAATGCGATCACCCGGCGTCACCTCAAACTGAAGCGTCTCAATCTTGTTCACAACCAGCCCGTTAGCAGCCGTCACATCAGGGCCGCCAAGATAGACAGCATCCGTATTGTCGTTGTTGTGAACGGTCAGCAGAAACGGGTTCGGCGAAGTAATCGGCAGGACCGTCGCAGCAGTCCCCACAGCCGTCTTACCCGACTGAATAGGCATCAGGCATCACCCTCCGTCGCATCCGGCTGCACCTGAACGGACAGCGCACCCGTGTGGTCGACATCCAGCCCGAGCAGTTCCGCAACCGACTGCCCGGTGAACCCTGCCGACGTGAGTGCCTGCGCAGCACGGGCCTTCTCACCGATCGTGATGATGGGCGCGTCGGTGAGTGGCACGTTCTGAAGGGGAACGCGATACTGCCCGCCCTCGTCGACCGGACGCAAGTCTTCGAACGACCGCACGTCGTTCACGGACATCCATCCTGCGGCGAGCGCAGTCGAGTAGCCCGCCATGCGCGTCGCAAAGTCGGCGCGAACAAGTGAGTTCAGGTTGAACTTCAGGAACGAACGGTCGTTCAGCAGCAGGCTAGAGAAAGCGTCCTCCAACTTCTGCACATACGGCTGGATGGTGTGCTGCGCGAAGAACAGTTGCTGCTGCTCAACCGACGAATACGACACCGACCCCGGCGTCGCCACGCCAAGCATGAACTGCGGGATACGGAAGATGCGCGCAACCTCTTCGATGGCGAAGCGGCGCTCCTCAATCAGTTGCGACTGGGCCGGGTCGACCGTCGCCGCCTGAAACTTCGCCCCCCCATACAGCACCGCAGGACGGTGCGACCGGCGCAGCCCCTTATGCCCCGCCTCCCACGAATCCACCAGCGTCTTCGCCTGCTCCTCGCTGATTTCACCGGGCCACTCGATGATGCCACCCGCATACGCCCCATTACCGAAGAACCGGGCCGCATACTCCTCCAGCGCGATACCCAGCCCCAGCGACTCCGACGCCTGCTCAATACGCGACACACCCCGAAGGTCACCAGGCAGCAGCAGTTCCGTCAGATGCAGCACCTCATCCGGCCCCAGCACCGCATTCCCATACTCCGTCCGAAACTCAATCTGCCCGTCCCCACGGCGCACCGGACGAACCTTGTGCGGATTGAGCACCGCAAGGTCAACCACCTGCCCGTCCGGCTGGCGACGCACATGAACAAACGCATTCCCGTCGAGCAGAAGCGACACCATGACCTGCTGCCAAAACGTCGTGCGCGGCAGTTCCGTAGAAGGCGAAGTGATCCACGGCTCACGCGGACGGAACGGCACCCGCGACCCGTCCACACGAATGAACTGGTCAACCGGAAGCGTCGACACCGTGTCGGAGATAAGACGGACGGCGGCGTACACGGCAGACAGTTTGAGTGACGTGTTCTGCGTGACGGACGTGCCGGATGCGGTCTGCCGTGCGAACAGCGCGCCGGAACCCCACAGTTGCTGGAACCCGCCTCGCGTTTCGGTCGGGTTGAGGAGTCGTCCCAGCATCACGCTGACCTTTCAGCCGCCAGCCCGAACGCCAGCACGCCCAGCCCACCAACAATCAGTCCCGCCGGAGGTGCGATGAGCCA